TCTTTTCCTCCACTTAATAAAGATCTCCTTATTAAAATGACTGGTCACCGAAGTGATGGAGACCAGTCGAAGGAGTTCTTCTTCATCAGGAACAGAGTAATATCTTACTCCATCAATTGTCTCCCTCTCAAGTTGAGGAAGACTCACATCAACATGATTAAACATCAAAAACCAGATTCCATTTTTGCAATAATATATTCTTTGACGAGTCCAGAACGAACAATATCGTCAACACCAAACTCAATTATATCAAATGAGTCCATTTTACGCAAGATGCTTAAGAAATCAATGATACCATTCTTTTCTTTATCTTTCTGTAAATCAGACTGACGTGCATCACCACAGAAGCAGATCTTGGTATTCTCACCAACACGGGTGATGATACTATCAAGTTCATGGAAGTTCAGATTCTGAAACTCATCAACAATAACGATAGCGTTATCAAGAGTAGTTCCGCGCAAGAATGAAGTAGACCAGAACTTGATAGATTCCTGAGATTTCAGGTTTCCATATAGCATTTCAAAGTCTGCATCACTAGGCATCTGGAACATATACTTCACCATATTCTTATATGGAATCTGGTAAATATCTGCCTTATCCTCATGAGAACCAGGAAGGAAACCAATCTCTCTAGTTGCTACAAGAGAGCGTACAAGGTAGATACGTTCGTAAGGTGTATTTTCACTCAGAACATCACGGAGAGCGTTGTAGAGCGTAATAAAGGTCTTACCAGTACCTGCACAACCATAAGCAACAATATGCTTACCTTTATTATATGAATCAAATAACTGTTTTTGATTATCTGATAATGGATCAATATCAACCAGGTATTCCTGACTGAGCGGTTTCTTCCGCTTCATCTGCTTTGCCGTGAGTCCAACCCCGATAGGTTGCTCTGCAGATGCTCTTTTTCTTCTTGCCATACTAAATTTTCTTTACTCTAGAACCAGGTGCTTTTGCTGCTTTACCAAGGACATCATTCCATCCAGGATTTCTAGAGATTAGTTTGTTATGCCAGTCTCCAACTTCCTGAGCAGAAGCACATCCCTTACTCCAGTCTTTATCCCAATCGGGATTATCTTTACGCCATTGCTCATAATCGGCAATGGTCATAGTCAATGTTTGTTCTTCTCCAGTCTTATTATTCTTTACAGGATATATGGGCATAATAATAGTTTCAATGTGATGTATTTAGACCCACTCAAGGGCTTCTGCACAAGTTGGGAACTGCTCAATGAACACTTTCTTACAACCTTCTGCAAGGTCCATATGTTCTTTCTGAGTACCGTTAGCAGTCCTCAGATTAATATAATGAATCCATGAGCGGCATGAACCGGACATATAGATTCTTGTGGGCGTGGCGAGTGGAAGCACAAAACGCGAACACTCCTTTGCGATTCCCATATCAAGCATTGATTGATAAAGCACCATTGCTTCATCGAAGTGCTTCCTCATTTTAATTTCAAACTCTTGCTTGACGAAAGGATCAATATCATCAATAGAGTTTTGACGATTTTTGGTATCCTGACGACGAAGTTCAGGCAGAGGAATTTTTTCCGCAAGCATTGAACTATCAGCGTAGCGTTGTGAAAATTCTTGATATGTGAACGAACGGTGCCGGAGCACTTGAGCTGCTACCCCCCTGGTAGTTTCAAGTTCCAGAGTCATAAATGCCTGCTCAAACACAGACCAGTGGTTGTGCTTAATACAATAACCCAATAGTTTTGCATAGTTGGGATTTTCTTGATTGTTTGGGTTAGACACACGCGCCACGTATGCCATCATCTTCTCCGCATCGGGAGTTACACTGATCAGTTTTACGCTCATTTAAATCCTTTCGATACTTTTGATTCTAGCATAGCAAGTTCTTCTTCCAAAACTCGCAATTGTTTCTTCATCTCAATCAGTTTTTCTTCACTGTAAAGATGCTCTTGCTTCACCAATCTGCGAAGCAGTTTCATATACTTTCTTGCCCGTTCAGTCGGGATACCCGTCGTCATCGTTGAATACCTCGTCGTAGTCTGCTTGGTAATAATGTGCTGGATCGTCAAAATTTTCTCTTTTATCCATGTAAGCACTTGGATCAGAGTAAACTTCTGCTTTCAATCCATCAACTAAGAGTTCAAGATTACGAACGATAAGTTTTAGTCGTTCCTTGTCCATAATAGTGTATACACTGCATCTATTATAGCATAAAAAAAGAGGGGTCGAAACCCCTCCCATCTTACTAATTTTTCTCACTTCTTATGTAAAAGTGTGAGTTCCCCATAAAGTAAACCAAGAAATGCAATGCTAAAAATAGAACCTACTGATGCTACTTGTAATGCTTGCATAGTTGCCTCACTTGTTATAAGTGTGACCACGATAGCAGAAAGTGCCGTGTGACTCTTTGCTTTCTACACAACGAGTATCATACTCAACACCACGATATGATGTGTGAGTGATCTGAGCGTCATGCAGTGCTGCTGCTTTCTCGATTTGCTTCTTGATGATAGTAAGGGTGTTCATAGTAGTTGCTCCTGAAATACTAGGGATTTTTAGCCCCGTTCCTTCAGTCGTTTGCGTCCCAGTAATGACTACACTCAGGTACAGATTCCTTTACGGTCTCTACTAACTCTATAACCACCTTTGGTGATAGTTCTGCTCTGTTTGCTTGGATCCTGAACACTAGTGCATCAGCATCGGCGCATAACATACCAGAGTATAAAAGTAGTTCTATCATGGGATGAACGCTCCGTTCCGCGACTTACTTGCGTCCTATGTATACGCTCCGTTACATTCACCTGGTACTTTTGATTTAAGGTAAGCGATTAGACTCAACTTCGACCGAAGGTCAAGGTTTGGATCTAATCGGATTTCCGTAGATCTTTGTAACCACCTTTCACAAGACATATGCCAATCGTAAGGATTGGCATCATTATGATGGGCAAGGGTGAATGCCAGCAGAAGTGCTAACATTGGATGAACGTACTAGAGTATTATAACTCCTATGCACTATGTAGTCAAGTAGTTGTGTAACTTATGATACAATTTTAAAAAACTTTAAGAAGTGAAATTTTTGCCGGGATTTTTTCCCCCGATCTGGGAAATCACTTCTTCTTTTTGGTTTTGGGTCCTTCGTAACCATACAACTTAGGATTGATTCTACCCTCAGTTTGTTTCATAGTCACGAAACCTTTCTTATACTTGTCGTAGTAGTGATCAAAGATTTCAGATTGCTTTGCTGCCGCAGCAATATCATATGAACTAGCAGCACCACCTTCAACTTTATATTCAATCAAGAATGAATTGTTAGGCAGTTCACGATCATCTGCTCTTTCTGGATCGCAGTTTTCAAATAAAATTTTCATAAGATTCATGAACGGTCTCCCCAGTGAACTTCAGGATATGCTTCCTCTACAAGTTCTCTAGTAATTTTGTATTTGGTAGAGAGTTTCTTATCCTTACACAAGCATAGAATCTCTGCTTCAAGAGGATGCAAACCTGAAAGGATGTTGATAAACATCGTCTCCCTACGAAGCATACTCAAAGAATCATTCCCACCCTTCACAAAGTTATAAAACTTACGAAACTCTGCGCGAATAGTGGTCTTACCTTGATCATTTGCGCCAAGAGAACGAGTATCAAGTTCTTCCATCTTGCTTACTGCATCAGCAATCTTTTCGGAGAGGGTTCCTTTGAATCCAGTCTCTCCGTCAATTGCTGCATAAGGAACATCACCTTCTGGAAGTACAGAAATTATACTTTCGTCAAAGTTCCATACAAAAAGAGTAATGAGTACAGGTGCTTTGTACTTTTGAAGTGCTTCGATCTTCCTTGCCTTAGTACGTTGCTTTGAGATTACATCAAAGACTTCGTAAATAAAGGGATTATTAGGAAGATCTGGTAAAGGTGCTGGTGCTGCTGCCTTTTTGCGAGGAGCAGCAGGTTTCTTAGCCCTCGTCGTCGTTTTCTTCGCTGTCGTCATAATAGTTTTCAAAATTGAATGCAATAACCTCATCTGGGATCAAGTTACCTTGACCATCAAACATTTCGGGGTGAGGTCTTGGAACTTCCCGATAGTTCATCATATATTCTCTAGCAGTCCATCCTCCAATTAGTCCCACTACAAGAAACAGGATGGTCAAAAATGAACCGAAGACTAAACTTACTGCTAACATTGTTCTTACCTCTGGGAACTAACTTTTCTTCCTTGTCTTAAAGGAAAATTCGAAATAGATAGTTACTTCCCTCTTGAAGAAGCAAACCATCTTTTCAAAGATTATATGAAATGGTTTAGATTGCTTCTTCCCTCCATTAAGAATGAGTTCAACCCCACGATTCACCTCGCGGGTACTGACTTTATTTATGTCTTGATTAGATAACTTTCTCTTCTCTGAGAAACTGAATGGTGTCAACGCATCCTCCTAAATTTTTATCATCACAAACAACCTGTGGGAAGGTAGAACCCTCACCAAACTTATCATAGAACTCTTGTCCTGTAAAGTCCCTACCAAGTTTGTACTCAACAAATTGCTTACCAGTCATTTCTAGGACAGTCATCACTTTACTACAGTAAGGACATCCATTCTTTGAATATACTAAAAATTTCATACTAAGTGAATACACACTCAGTAATTATAGCACATCCTAGATTTATATTGAGTCGGGATATCTTACAACAACTCTTCCGTCATTACCAGGGCGTCCATTATCGAATGGTGTTTGACAACAAGCACCACCAGTACCACCATCACCATAATTATCACCACTTCCGGGTACAATATAAGGATAGTACCAAAGACTAGAAGGTTGAGGTGGATTGTTTTGCATACCATTAGGACCGCCAGGTCTTCCAGAACCCGCACCGCCAGCACCAGAGAAAACAGAAGATCCGTTAGCCCAGCCACTAACAGAACCAGATGGTCCGCCAGGACCAATATATGCTGGAGGACCTGAACCATAATTTCCTCCTCCAGATTCCAAATTTCCAGGGGATGATGGGTTTCCAACAAAGGATGAATCTTTACCTCTCATCTCTGGTCCAGGTTGTCCAGGAAATGAATTGGGTCTAAATCCACCAGCACCTACTGTAACAGCATAATCTCCAGGTAAGATACTATCACCCAAATTATGAACTCTGGTGCCGCCTCCGCCGCCGCCACCACCAGATGGGTTTCCACCTCCAGGTTGTCCGTAGTTTCCAGCTGCTCCAGAAGCTTGAACAAGTACCTCTATGTTACTACCAGTTCCCTGTGTAACTTGGAAAGTTGAGGAACCTACCTCAAATACATGATAGTAATAACCACCTGTTGGTCCACTTTTAGATCCACCATTTGCTAAAAAAGGAAGATTGGCTGGATCAACTCCACCTCTACCAACGCCACCACCTAATCCTGCTAATGCCTTGAGTGGTGCTTCTTTTTTATTCCATCCAAACATTATACTTATCTCCTATCAAGCGTGGTTAGTCAAAGATGCAAAGACTTGAAAATTATTATTGTACTTATAAATGGTAAAAGTATAAACATCATATCCAGAAGTTCCTGCTGCAGATGGGGCAGAACCACCAGCCCAGAAAATATTACTTCCTGGCGTTAAAGTAGTACCATCAATTTTAAATGCCGTCATATAATTACTTGAATTATTTACAGCAGTCGTCATCATATATGAAAGTGATGTCTCTGGACCTATCATACTACTAAGAGTATAAGTTTCATCTCCTCTCAAATTAATTGTAAATGGTCCAGCAGCATTAGTATGATTAAGGTATACGTTACCACTCTGCAAAAGGTTAATAGTTTTATCGCCAGTCAATCCTGTTGAATCATGGATGCATTTTTCACTCAATGAGGTTAGAAATTCAACTTGTCTATTATCACCATGAATTCTTATATGTGTACCTCCTGCAACACCAAGAGTTAAATCACCACTTCCAAATCCAATTAAAGCAGTAGTTCCTCCAGAAGCAGTTACACGTCCAACAGTATTACCATCACTACGAAAATCAATTACTCCTCCAGTAGTACCATTAATATCTAAAGATCCATATGCTGCTGAGTAAACGTGTGGAGTTGTGGTCCCAATACCAATCCTAGTACCAGAAGTAATCTGCCCATCAACTGCTAAACTATCAACCGATGTAACAGCAGTATCGATAGTTGTTGTGGTTCCGTTTACGTTCAGATTACCAGATATCGTTGTGTCGCCAGTAATAGTAGCACCAGAAGTAGTTGCCTGAACTCTAGTAGCACTATTAGAATCGACAAGAGAAGATGAATCAGCACTGATTCCAGAGAGTTGAGAACCATCTCCACTAAAAGATGTTGCTGTTACAACACCTGTAACACTAAATCCAGAAGCAACTCCATTTGGGAGATGAGGTCCGCCACTTCCTGCTCTATTAACAAGTTTATCAGCTCTAATTCTGGACATTTTATAGTATCTTTTTAGTTATTTATTACGATCAACTCCACCACATGATTACTGCACCAGGTCCACCGTAGAAACCACTACCAGAGCCAGAACCGCCACCACCAGATCCAAAAAATCCTGCAGCAGTATTACTAGGACTAGTAGTAGATCTTCCCTGTTTTCCATCAAACGCACTTTGACTGCTTGCATCCCCAAAGAACGGTAAATTTGAAACTAAAGAATACTGAAAGGTGTCACTAGGAACTGCATGTACTCCTCTAAGACTATCATAAAGATTGGAATCTGAAAAATTAACATTACTATTTCCTGGACCTCCGCCTGGACCTCCACCATCTCCGCCTGCGCCGGCACCACACCATGGCATTCTTGACTCTCCTCCAGAGAAACCAGATCCACCGCCTCCACCTGTTGCTCCAGGATATCCATGGTTATTATCACGACCTTCACCACCAGTCATAGTATAAGCGTATTGAATTATAGGATTATTAGTGTCAGCATAACCAGAACCACCAGGTGAAGGTCCTCCGTCAGGTCTACTATTTCCTCGATTACCCCTCAATAGTTGTGATCCATTTATTTCAATATAACTAGGGTCTGAATTTGGACTCGAATGAGTATGACCACCTCTACCAGCACTCATATTAATAGTAGTTCCATGAGCAGGTCTAAGATCTATTTTTGCAAATGCATATCCTCCTCCACCACCACCATCTCCAGCTCCAGCTCCATTACCACCACCGCCACCACCAATACAAACACAATAAGCCCAATCTATTGCACTAGGTACTGAAAATGTTTCAGTATCCCCTGAAAAATATCCAGGTGTTGAGTTTGATCTAGAAGCACCACCTCCACTATAATTTCTTATATCACTACCAACTAGTGCAATACCTTTTCTATTATTCCAAACCCATAATTTATTACTAGTACCAGCACTAAAACTATGATTACTTGATCCCGCTAAAAATCCTGGAGAATTTTCTAATGGGTCAATAAGAGCACCCAGTCCAACAAGTATTTGTTGCATCATATCTAATTACCTCCTTAGGTTAACTGAGTACCAGAAATAATAAACTCGTTAGTTGACGTACAAACAATTGTACATACACCCTTTGGTCCTAATGTTCTATTTCCTGTAGAAGCATCATTGGTATTATATAAAGTAACACCCGAACCTTGTGCGATGGTATTATTACCAGTAGAAACATTGAAGATTGAAATCATATCCCCAGCACTGAATATACTTTGTGGAATGGTAAGAGTAGAAGCATTTCCTGTAGATCTAATAAGTTTACCCGCCATATCAGCAGCAAGTGAGAAACTACTACTTGATGCTTGAATACCAAGTCTTCTCAATGGACCTATCGAATCACTAACAGTACCAGTTACTGTTATACCATCAGTAGTTGTTTCAAGTTTTTTCCCATTATTCCAATAAAGTCTTACTGCTCCTTGCTTAATAATTTGAATTCCGTTATTACCACCATTAGGTCTAAGGGTAATATCTTCACCAGCAGTTAAATAAAGATCTGAACCTGCCCCTGTATTAGCATTTTCAATAGCAAAGATTCCCTGAGGCATATGCTGTATGAGTGTATAATCACTCGCATGATAAATGTCAAGTCCATTATTATCACCAAAATATAGATGATCGCTATCACCTAATTTAATATCTCCACCTTCAACTTGAATTGCTAAACCAGTACCACTCTGAGTAACTGCAATAGCTGGATTAGTTCCGTTAGCACCAACCTCTACTCTATCAACATCGATTAGATTGGTATCTAAAGTTGTAGTGGTTCCATTAACAGTTAAGTTTCCACTCAATGTTAAGTCAGTAGCACTTAAAGCACCACCAATATTTGCGCCACCAGCAAAAGTTACAATTCCAGAAACGTTTGCACCTGACTGGAAATCTGCGTCTCCACGGACAGTCAGAGTCTTTCCAGCAGCAACAACCATGCCTTGTGTATAGACAGGTGCTGAATTTCCGTCCTGACTTACAATATTATCAACTCTAAGTTCCGACATCGCGCCTAATACTTTCTAGTTATTTAGACGACGGTGTGCGGCAAATTATAATGATTGATTACTAAGTTTCTATTTCCATCAATAGCGAGTGTTGCACCATCATCAACTCTTACATGAGTTCTCTGAATCGTAATGAGTGCATCATTACCACCAGCATTGAGAGTTAAATTTGAGTCAATCAACTTCACTGATGTATCAACAACAGTGAATTCATCAGCGCCACTAATACCATCAAGGTTAGTGGCGACTTGAAGTCTAGATGTTTCTCTTGCTCTTGACATATCAATACATCCTTTTTATTATTTATTACTATACTGTTATTTTAATTCTAACATTTTTTATCTTACCTTGGAAGGCGCTACTCCGAGTAGCATTTGCATATTGGGAGCTAGCTCCCATATTAATGCGAGATAAATCACAATACTCTTGATTGTGCTTCATAGTACCCCTATGTACCCACCTAGTAGAAGAACCATAATTGGTAGAAGTAGAACTAGGACTTTCTACATTTCTAGTGTAAACACTTAGACCACCAGTTTCAGCATTAGAAGCACCATGACTACCAGTATTACATCCATTAAATACTATTTTATTTCCGACCCATTGATTGACTGAATGTCCATAACCAGTATCTAAACCATATCCACCCAGATGTTGACCCGCAATAGAGATTCCACCCGTAGTCGAACTATCCCAATATCCAACCAAGAATCCACCTGCTTCATCATACCCATTACTACCTATAACCCATTCGTTACTACTTGCACTTCGATCAGCACTAGTTTGAAATGTATCAAAATATAATTCAAACTTAGTTACTCTTGTTCCATTTGTAAGAGCAGTAATACCAGTAGCTTCTTGAATACCTTGATGTGAGGTGTTGGTATAAGTTTGCTCAGTATCGTAAGACCAATCCCATTCCGGAAGATCATAATAAGCGCCAACAGTAGGACCCCATTCAATAATCAACATTCCACCGCCGCCGCCACCTGCAACCTGATTAGGATTCCAGTGTCCAGCGGCTCCACCACCGCCGCCGGCGGAAGCACCGCCGCCGCCACCACCATTCTGCCCATCTCCAATACCTTTATCACCACGGTTAACTGGAGGTCCACCACCAAATCCACCTCTTAAAGCAGGTGGTGGATTAATACCTGGATATGGATGTCCCCAACCTTCGCCATTCTCTCCACCATATCCACCGCCAGCACCGCCGTGACCGTATGTGTTAGTTCCATCACTAGCACCACCACCTCCACCAAAGGAACCAGATTTAATTGATGGATCTGGAAGTAGGGGGTGATCCTTTATCTTCAATTCTCCACCATTTCCACCCATACCACCAGCACCATTATCGGCACCACCGCCGCCTCCGCCACCAGCAAATCCACTACCTAAACCACCTGCTCCAGCATCACTATTATCAGATCCCATGCCGCCACCTCCGGCGCCACCATCATAACCACATGCATCAACACCTTGTGTATATCCAAATACTGGTATCAACTGAGCAGCAGAACCATATCCCTTTCCACCAACACCATTTATATTTCCACCACTACCACTACCACCATTTACGCCAGCAAATCCTGGAGTGCCAGTAGTATCAGTATTGGTTCCCCCATTTCCACCAGTGGCACTAAGTGTTACTCCATTATAAATTAGTGTAGAAGTTCCTCCTGGCTCTCCAGCACCACTCTGACGTTGCCCCCCTGCTCCAAGAGTAAAACCAATAACATCCCCAGCAGTAACAGGCATATATCTTAAAGCAGCACCACCACCGCCTCCACCACTATACTGACCACCAGAACCGCCACCACCAATAATAGTAAATCTAGCAGCAGTAACTCCAGGAGGAACTGTCCAGGAACCAGAACCTGGAGAATCGAAATAAACACTTCCAGAGTTAGATGAATCTCCCCATTCTTTATCGGCATCAGCAAGATTAGCAGATCCAATATTTCTGGATTCAAAAACTTCTAAGAACTTACCAAGATTTTTGGTGATTGATGACTTAAATGGGGACATATATCAGACCTCCTTATCTCCTAAAATCAAAATATTAGTTGTTGTAGCTGAACCAACATGAATAGAATCACCAGTTTGTGTCAAAATAATTGGGTATGATGGTTCAATAAGAATTGTTTCCTTATTTGATGCAGTCACATGAAATATTCTATTATCAACAGAAACCGATTGTCCATTCTCAACATAATAAACTTGGGTATCTCTTGTTCCACCAACACCAGTGTCGTGAACAACAATCGATTTTACATATATTTTTTTATTGTTGGCAACAGTAGTGATTCCAACAGTCGATCCTGCGGAGACTTGAACTACTGTTGATAATCTACCTCTTTCTAATGCCATGATTTTTATGTTTTCTGTTATTTATATTAGGGTTATATCAAGGAGAGAATAACCAGGTATCTAATTGATTCCAACTTTCGACACCAGTCAATCCAGAACCATTACCATAAAATGAAGTAGCAGTAACTGAACTACCAGCAGAGATATTACCATCAACTGATAAACTATCAACTTCGGTAATAATCGTATCAATAGTTGTAGTGGTTCCGTTTACCGTTAAGTTACCACTTACACCAAGATTACCAGTAACGTCAGCACCAGTAGGTACTGCCTGAACCTTTACATTACTACCATCTTTTAGAGCACCAGCATCAATACCAGAAAGTCCTGAACCGTCTCCACTAAAACTGGTAGCAGTTACAACACCAGTAACAACAACGCCACCAGTAGGAACTGTAACACCATAGGAAAGTTCTGGTGCTCCAGTACCAGCTTTATTTACTATCCTGTCGGATCTAAGCCTAGACATCTATCCTAGTACCAATTTATTTGTATTTATACCTGATGAAGGTTGATAACAAATTCTTCGTTTTCACCTATAGTGAGAATTTGAGAATCACTCACCGCAACAATTTTATTTGCTGTACCCAGAACACTACCTCCAGAATATGGTGAAATGAGTGTTACAGTCTCATCAACATTAACAATATCCTCGATTGCAATTACACTTTGTAAAAATGCAGAAGATCCTAATGTCTTTGTATTCTGTATGCTAGTAATACCAACGGCATTTAATCCATCTGGGAATGTTGGTGACTCTCCAGGAGTTTTTGCAACATAATTATTTGCTCTTACTCTACCACCACTTCCTGGAATATCAGGAACATCAAGATCACCTATTCCAAAAATATCTAGAACAAAGTCATCATCTTCACCAACAATAAAATCATTACTATCATTAACAACAATTTCACTATGATGAGTATAAGTTGTTTTATCGGTACCCGCAGGAGCATCGACAGTTACTGTACTACTAATTCCTAGAATGTTGTTTACATAGAAAACAGAATCTAGAACATCAACATTTGGATCAAGTGCAGTACCAATACCTACAGGAATATTTGTTAGATTTCTACCATCACCATAAAATTGACCTCCAGTAACAATACCACTAACGTTTAAGTTAGTTAAATCAGCTTCAATATCAGTATTTACAGCACGAGTTCTGAAAGCAACAATCTCTACAATGTCTCCAGAAACTGCATCAACATCTAATACAAATCTATTTGGAGGAAATTCACTATAATCTTCTCTAGGTAATCTGATACCATTAACATATACATCAATGAATCCATTATCAAATTGACCAGAGCTAAGAGTAAATGATGATTGAGCATTTACTACATTAAAAGTCTCTTTGTATATCTGTTCCGCAGAAGCAGAAGAAAGAGACTGCCATACATTATTATGATATCCCTCAAATATATGAAGGTCAGTATTATAACGAATCTGACCTGAACTAATACCTATGGGTCTCTCTGATGTTAGACCCTTAGGTACAGCAAAGGAATGAACCAGAGTACCAATACCAGTATTTACAATCTTTGTAAATGTCATTATTGACTCTTTTTAGATATTTATGCCTGAGATTCGGTCCAAGTGATTCTTGCAGAAACTGCAAGCGGTGAAGTTGCGTTAACTTCTCCAGTATCAATTGGAAGAATTGCAATGGTTAGAATATCAGGTCCATTGGGGAATGTACCATCACCACCAATGATTGAATTACCAAGGTCAGTAATCTGAGAAATATCAAAGTCATTAGTAGCAGACAATCTCTTACCAGCAGCGTTTTCAGTACCACCCGAAGCGCGTAATGAGAAGATAGTTGTACCACCAATCACTTTATCTCCAGCAACATGAGTAACCAGTTCTGAAAGTGAAGGAGAAGTAACATTCTCATAAGTACGATTACTGATAGCACCATTAAGAATCAAGTTAACGGTACAATCGTGAGACAGAGTAATACCCAACTGCTTCAACTGTAACTGCATTCGGTTGATAATTTCTCTCTGTCCAAGAGAACCCGTGAGGTTGTTATCAACAGAAGGTGCGAGACGAATACTAATAAGAGGAACCTGTTCCTGCAGATTAACTTCGTCACCACCAGAAGCGGGAGCACCAATGTTAACAACTTCACCATTATCTGCTGTTGGATATACTGCAGGACCCTGATACCAACTTCTGCTGGTACCAATGAAGATGTGAACATAGATTGTATTACCAGAGTAACTTATATAATCAACAAGTTCTCCATTTAAACCTCCATCAACAGTATACAATGGTGTACCAGAAGAGAACTTACCAGCATCAGAGTTGGCGAAAGGAATTCTAGTATACCAGTTATATCTCCTTTGACCATAGTCATAATATCTAACTGTAGTAGATGCACCTGTTGTGGTTGCAGTTTCCGAGTCACCATTTGTGAATGATAGTGAATTAGAAGATGCAGTAAACAGATATGCTTTATCATCGTCAAACTTACCATCCATGATAACGGAAGTACCCCAGTGGAACAACGAAGGTACATATGTAGGAAGAACATCAGAAGTATTTTCAATTTCATAACGACCTGGAATATTACCAGATCTCATGTATGCTTCTTCCAAGATGTTGTTATGTAAGAATTCATGCATGTACTTAACATGTCCCTTCGCATCCTTAAATCCAAAGCGAATCTTACCAGCACCATACCAAGAATAGTCAATATATGCCATCTGAATCTTAGTAATATCAAGAACAAATCCCGAAGGTCCACTTCCATCTGCTTTATCGATATTCCATTCAGACTGAACTACTCTGGTATCAATTGTCTTAGTAAGAATGACTCCATTAGAATCAATACCTCTATATGCAGGTTGAATATGCATTTCAGTCTTAGAGGCAAGATTAGTAATTCTGTAACTCGAACCTCTAATAACAACAAAGTCACCTACCTCCAATTGTCCAGTGAAGTTTGTATCACTTCCTGTTACAATATTACTCTTAGTAGTAACAGCAACTGTTCCTGTTAACTGCTGCACAGATGATCTTCTTACACAAGCAAGTTCTGTTCCATCAAATTCAAAGAACATTCCATTCTGATAATCAAATAGACCACAACGAACAGCACTGTTTGACCAAGAATCAATACTATACTCTAGGATTCCATCAGGAATTGAACTAAAGAATGGAGGAATATAATATGCAAATGTGAAGTCATCCGCTGCTTGAATTTCAAAAGTTCCATTATATGCAGCATCTTTAGAACCCCTAATTGTAAGACTATCTCCTCTTGTTAATCCATGAGGATACTTAGTAGTAGCAGTTGCAATGGTAGTTGTAATTCCTACAGGTTCAACTGTAATTGGAGCAGCCATCGTTGCATGGTTCTGGCAGTTGTAATAGTAAGTACCAGGAGTAACACTTGTGGTGTCCCATGTAATCAATCCAGTCTCTGCACCATTATTAGTAATTCCAGTTGTTACAGCATTACTACTTCCAGTAGACTGTGTAGTCTTAATCCATAATGGGTGCCCAGGTGCATTGATTTGAATCTTAAGTGTATCTCCCTTTGAAATAACTAGGGGTTCATTTTCACCAAGAACTCTCGAATTTCTATCATCTCCAGAAATATTATATGATCCATTACCATTATTATTCACATTAACAAGATAAGTTTCTGCAGGTAATGAAGAATTTCCAACACCTATAATCTTATTAATAATTCTAGATGGATTGAAGTTAATAGCAACAGAACACTGAATGCCTTTACCAGATTGATATCGGAAATACTTACGGGTCTGTCTAACAATAGAACTGTTTGGAGATGTACCAGCAGTAATTTCTACACCACCATCGAATGGTCTGTGAATGAACGTTCCATCTGGTCTAGTATTAATCTTAGTATCAACATAATAGAAAGTTGGATCAATATCAATACCAGCATTGCCCTGAATTGTTAATTCAGTATCATCAATAACTGATGCAATTTCATACTCTCTATATGCAGGTGGAGATTGATTAGTATCAGAAACTTTGATAGTATCACCACTTCTGAAGAATCTCTTAAACAGAGTCTCAGTTCCAGTAATTGTAGATTTCATAGAACTAATACCAATTGTTCCAGGAGCAGAAGAAATACCTGCAATAGAAGGAACGGTAAGAGTAAAGTTACCAGCAGATGTTGTTGCGATTGAAACTACGTTTCCAGAAGAAGCATTCTCTGCAGAAGTAGCAAGTCTAAAGTGATCTGGACCATCGGCAACAGTATAATATGTGTTACCACTCATAAGACCATCAATATCACCACCAGAAGAAGTGTAAACAACCTTCTGAAGATTTCTCATCTTATAGTTGTCTTTATTAAAGTAGACAGTTCCAGTAACTGAAACAACATTATTAAAGTCAAGATTTATAACTCTCTTAGGTAATTCTACATTCGAGAAGTGACCTATAGTTGTATCCGTAACTGTATCTACATCATAGTATCCATCAAGACCACCAGTCTTCTCTTCTGTTTGGAAGGTGAATGGTGAAGTACCAGAATTTGTAAAGTTATACAGAACGTCATTCTCAGTTTGCAAACCGAATCTATTTGCATTTATTGGATTTGCAAAAACAGTTCCTGCAGCAAGTGCAGGTTGTGTGAGTCTATTAGCAACAGCAGTTGCAATATCACTTGCAATCTGTGCATTAGTCTTATTACTTCCGCTAGAACCATATCTACTTGTAGATGTTCCAGACTTAATTGGAATCATTACATCAATATGATATCTTGTTCCACCATATCCATATTCATAAGACCAAGGATAATTACTACTTGGGAAGTAAATATTACTATTATCCCAATCCAAATGTCCAGACCATCCTTCATTCATCAGGATAACCTTCATCTGAATTCTACCATGATAAGACCCAGAACCAGATGGTCGGGTATAATTGGTTTCATAGGTATACTTCCAACCACCAGAAATTGAGAACCAATTAGAGTAGCTGTTACTTACATAATCAAGGTCACCATTTCCTTGATAATTATATCCACCACGACTGCTATAATACATTTGTGTTCTATATCCACCAGAATTTGCTGGATTTGGAACCTGGAATATAGAAACGTGATAAGGTATTGTTTGATTATATGCGTGTGGTGTCTGGATATGATAGTATCCTTTTCCTGCTAGACTTGTATTTGAGAATGGATCCCATGCAATACCAGTAGCATGTCTATTATCACTACTGAAACTTACGCTACCTCCACTAAAAACATTACTCCATCCTTGAGTGTAATGGTTTACATACAAATCATTTGTATACCAATAAAAATACTGATATCCATTATCGATGGTTGAGAAACTAGAGGAGAATGGATAATATTTACTATTATTATTGATTAGCAGAACACCAGAATCTGAACCCATAGCGGTTTTTATATTATCCAATGCCCCCTTTACTGCAGAATATACAGTATCAAGTGATTTGGTAGATAATCCTGGGTCAACTGCACCAGATGTTGAAGATGGTAATGTTCCTGTGGTAGAAAGAGTCAACTTTTCTCCACGAACTAAATCATGTCCGTCATAATAGAATGAGTTTCCAACAGGATTAGTTGCATTTCCAGTAACACTATAAGTTCCAGCAGCATCATGTATCCTATTAGCTCCAACAATTTTAATCCTATTAGAACTCTGGACATCAACGGTACTTGTTGTTCCTGATGTAAAAGTAGAAGTAGATGGACTTGTAGAGTAACTAGTTCCAGTATCAGTTCTATATCTAATATCACTTCCACTAACAGTATCGACTGTTACTGCACCACCATTTTCAAATCCATGATTTGGTACATATAAAGTATCCGCTTCAGAATCTGTCTGTAATGGGAAGAAGAACATATCTCCTCCACCAGGATATTCATATGTGGAACTATAATAGTTAAATCCACCAATGTAGTAGATGTAAAAAGCACCGGGACTATTATAATAATGACCCCAGAAATTATTATTACCTGTAGAGTATTGATAGTAGCTGCTAGTACTATTAAATCTTTGGAAGTCTTCTAAGAAATTATATCCAAGATTTGGATTTCCAAATTGGAAATTACTATACTTACCTTGACCATACCACACACCACTACTATAAACAATATTACTTGGTAATCCACTACTATCAGTTCTACAGAACAGATATCTTTGTGGTTTTACACCACCCATACCAAAGTAACCACTTCCACTATTATTACTATAGTAAGTATTCATATCACGACCAGATCCAGAACCATTATAAGCGTATCTGGTTTGGAAGTAAGTTGTGTAAGAGTAATATGGTTTGTAGCAGTACCTTATTTCATATCCTAAGATAAGTTGATGTCTACCATAATTTGAAGTTCCAGTAGAATTGAAATTTATAGTTGCATTACCACTATAATTTCCACCAGAAGTTGAACATAAAGTAATTGTATTAGCAGTAGGAGCAGACTTTACATAATAAATTTGAAATCTTTCAAGACCACCAATAGGAGAATCCGAACCTGGTGCAGAATACAATAAAACATCCCCTGCTTGAAGACCATGGTCCTGCCATGTAATAGTATTAGATGAAGTATTCACAGCAGTAGAATGAAACTTCAAGACTTTATATCCCGTCATCTGACGAGTTTCAGTCATTGAACTATCATTTCTAACAGTAACATTCAATGAATCTTCATGGTCAACATAAGGTCTTCCATCAGGAGCAGTATCCGTTGATGTCTCATCAAGGGTTAATTTTCTAGAACCAATAGTATTGGTAAAGTATAAACTAGAACCTCTACCAAATCCATGATGGTAATCAGTTTCTATATTAAGTGTTGAGGGTGCTAGACCATCAGTTTCAATTCCAATTTCATCCTTAATATTAATATCAGAACCACTGTAAAATTCTCCAGGAATAATTACAGTATAACTACCATTGATTGCTCCAGTAGAAGACTGAGCTCCTTTACCTTTATATACAAACTGTGTTGTGGAAATGATGTTAGTAACCAGATACTTTCCTTCTGCAGTTCTTGAGGTCAGACCTTGGACATCAATAGGAGAACCAACAGTCAAACCATGTGGTTCCATGGTGGTAACAGTAATATTCTCACTATTCTCAGTTGTTGTTACTGAAATAACATCAGAAATAGAATAGTCATTTGAACTTGCAAAGAACGATGGAATGTTGTTTACAAGTTCAATAGTTTCCCACTTAGTTGGTTGGAGACCATATTCAAAGTCAGTATCAATCAGGTTCTGTGGGTTTGAAACTCTTAACTTACTTACAGGATCAGTAAAGGTTTCAGAGAAATTAATCTTATCTTCTTGAATATCAATGAAGATTTGAAGTTGGTCAAGACGATCTAAGTGCGATGTATCGTGCTTTAAAGTTAAAGTAGTTTCATCAGTACTACTATTATAATAAGTAGATCCGCCCTTCTTATTATCTGCAAAGTTATAAATGATTTCATTATCAGATGAAATCGCGCCGCCTGTCGGACGACCAGTCATTACTGTAAATGTATTAGAATCAACTACAGTAACTGCAACTGGAGTATCATAAATCGGATCAGTTGTTCTAGGATATGAGTGATCAGTCGTATAATTGTCCTTCGCACATCTAAATGTGGTGGACATTGGACGGAACTTAATTGTAGCACCACTGGACAACCCATGAGCGGTTGTTGTGGTAACCGTCATGATACCAGTATCTTCATCAAGAGATGTTCCAGGTACCGATATAGTTAAGTCTCCAGAACCACCCGAAATAATTTCAATAGCACCAGTAGTTGATGCAAACTCGTCTCTTGTAAAACTGTGAGTATATAAACCACCAGTTCCAGTATCAGTAACCAACTGCCAGACTTTTGCTGGATAGTTTCCTTTAATTATAATGTTACCAACGTTAGAAGCACCAGGATTAAAGGTGTAGTTATATACTAACTTCTTTGCCATCTTACAGGTCTACAATAACTTTTATCTTAAGTTATTTAGTTCCTATAAAGCTATCGAATATGCTATTGCTAGAGTTTCAGAGACAAGACCTCCAGTATCCTGCCCGATGGTTACATTTACATTTCCACCAGCAGCAGATACCGTAGTGGCTGCTCCAATAAAGTTTATTTGCGTTACACCAGCACCAATACTATTTCCTCCAGATGATATCCCCAACCCATGGGAAGTAATGTCCATCGTATTTGTGGACTGATGAAACGCCATAGCGTTTCCATCACCAATGAAGTTTAGCGTCGTAACTGTAGACGCCATACCAGCGCCACCAGAGTGAATTCCAATACCAACACCAGATATTGAAATATCTCTTGCCTTTGATGTCATTGTAACTTCTGGTATTTTTACTATTTATTAAATGAAAGTCAATTACGAAATTCTCTCAATTATCATTTTTCCATTCCCACCAAATCTATCATTAATAAGAGTACCATTAGTTCTGTATGTATCATAGTCGCTATCAGGAGAGTTGGGCCTAGAAGTATTATCAATACTGTTACCATATTCATTAATATGACCAGGACGCCCGTTACCGTTTACGGAAGAATTAGACCAAGCCCATGAAGGATTACCGTTACCTGCACCACCTAGAGTTCCCGATACATTAGTAGCACCAGGGTATGCATACCCAGAACCACCTCCAGTTCCAGAAGCATTAGCACCATTTTCATCAACAGCGCCACCGCCACCATAATATCCACCACCACCGCCACCAGCAGCATTTGCACTACTAACAGGTTGAGATCCATCATATCCAAAACCACCCAGCCATAAAGAACCACTCATATAGGGTTCATATAATGTTCCATTATACAAAGCACCAGAACCACCAGCAGATTGTGTTCCACCTCTTGCATACCCCCCATTGTTTGAAGAAGGATTATATCCACCAGGTTGTCCATTTCCATTAAATGTACCACCAGCACCACCAGTCATATAGTTTTGATCAGTAGCTCCACCGCCACCACCTGCAATCAAAATTCTATCAGATAAACCAGTACCATTCAAACGAATATCAGTAGATCCTCCACCACTACCAGAATACATAGAGTCTGAATTTTGAGCACCAGCATCTCCTCCACCATTCCAACCACCAGGATTTGGATAGTACCAAGATGGTTGAGAACTTCTACTAGCACCACCAGTGTATATACCACCCTGACCAATAGCATACCAAAGAACATCTAAAGGAGTTATTGAAATTCTAGCTATACCTCTACCACCAGGTGCGCCAAATCCAGGATCAGCATCTGCACCACTAGCACCATCAAGAGTAAATTGATATATTCCAGTAGGAAATCCAGTAATACCCATCAACACTCCAGGAACAGGATTTCCTCTAGATTGTTCTTGAGGGTGTACTACTGATTGAATTGCTTCACTTACACCGTTCCAGGGAACACCTAAAGTACTATAAATGGTAGTCCAATCACTTAGACTCATTCCATAAGAACCCCATTTACTAGGTCTTAAGACTACATTAGTACCTACATTAAAATTAAATAACGGATCGGCACTACTACCAGAAACTAATTTTCCAGAAGCACCTCCACCATAAGAGAAATATGAAAGAAAAGGACTCATCGTTTTAAATCAAGCAAAATTATTAACGTTAGCAAATATCTGATATCCACCAGATGTTTTGATAATAGTATATGTGTAAATATCATTTCCACTAGCACCTCCTTCTGTTGGTGCAGAACCACCCAACCACTTCTCTGTTACAGCAGCACCATCAATCGTCAACTGCGCCGAATAACCCGCTGCAGCTGCTGTAGTAATCAATGTAATAGTAACTGACTCTCCCTCAGCCAATACATTGTTCAGTGTTTTTGAGGCGCTATATCTGATGTTTGGTGTGGATGTGGTAGTTTCTGTTGAAGAGAAATAATAAACAGATCCATTCTCAAGGTTGATATTATTATTATCACTCAGTTTACCAGAGATAATATTAACACCCTCTTTCATCAAACCACTCAAGTGAGCACCACTAGTGCTCTTGAATAATCCACCAGAAAGTTCCCAATACTTAAAGTGTGTGCCGTCAGACCAATTAAAAGTTTTATCTCCGTCTGTACCAGCAAATAAAGTTAATCCACCACCGTTAGCAGTAACATTAGTAGGACTTGTTACAGAACCAATTCCAATGTTTTTATCCTGAACACTGAGCGTTTGTGTTTCAAGAATAGTTTGTACACCGTTGACCGTTAAATCTCCGGTGATTGTTAGTGCTCCACCAACTCTAACATCATGAGCATCAACATAATTTACATTGATATTTGGAGTTCCAGTAAGACCCTCAGCATTAGTTGCTAAAGTAACAGTTCCATTCAAATTACCATCAAAAGTGGTAGCAGTTAGAACTCCACTAACAACTGCACCATTAGGAAATGTGGGAGCACCGCCACCTTGTCTATTACTAATATTATCGGCTCTAAGCGTAGACATTAAATTATCCTGGTACCAATTTAATTATATTTATAACCCACGAATCATAAAGTCATTATTGTCGATAATCAAATCATGGTTATCAATTCGCACCTCTTCATACTTAACATATGCAATTTGATCTCCTAACTTAGGTGCAACTGTTTCGTTTGATGCAGTAGCAACAGTAATAGTTACAGGAGCACTTATAACTTCTGCAAGAAATCCCGTAGTACCAACAGTTTCTTCGCCACCACCAAGTTGACCTGTAAGAGATTGATTGATATGTAAATTATCAACTGTTGAATTCAGGATAGTATTCTGAACAACAGAACCATGAATCAGAACGTCAACAACATCCCCAGATATAGCAGGTTCAGTAAGTGTAATTCTAGTAGAGCTAGTCTCAGTGAAATCAGTAGATGATAAGCGAACGCCGTTGATGAATACATCTACGTATCCAGTATTGTAAGTGTTTGCTAAATCGAAGATTGTCTGATTGGTAGTGACGTTGAATGTTTCCTTATGGATAACACCCGATCCACCACCGCCACTACCACCAGCAATACTAATTTCAACAGTATCTCCAACCTGTCTAATGCTATTACCAGCACCAACAAAGTTCAGAGTCCTAACAGTACCAATACCAATACCACCAGAATGAATGGCAACAACTGGGTCACTATCAATGATGTTAACATTACCAACTCTCCCGTGGAAAGAAGTTACATCACTAACCGCAGGAGATGCATATGAAAGATGTCTTACAGATATATCTGCACCATTAGAAGGAGAACCACTGAAGGCAAGAATAGTATCATAAACAGAATATGCACCAGCAAAATCGGTCTCTGTTGGGTGCTGAACAACACCATCAATCGAAACTACTACAGAAGAATTATTTGGAACTGATCTTGAAAGAACGAAGTCAGTCGTAGTTCCATCGCCAGTAAAATTATCAACCTCATAGTCAGTAACATCAAATGATGCAAGACTTTCTACAATAACTTGTCCCCAGAATGCACGCTCATTCTCTGTGGGAGCAGTTGCAAATGCAATATTTCCGCCATTCTCAATCGTATATCCTTGAGTTAGAGTTTGTGTATTCTTATTTGGTTTCTGAATAACACCATTGATGGAAATTTGTAACTGTGCCGCATCAGAAACACTACAAAGTTTTCCATTATCTCTTGTAGGACGAAACTTTGTATTAACACCATCAAATGCAACATTCAATGTATGAGCAAATCCAGCACCAGTTGACGACAACGATATTGGTATACTGGAAATTGCATCCGATGCTGATGCTGCTAATAAGATATGATCACTATCATGCTTTATAATAAAGTAAACACCATCATTAGATAAACCACCAATATCAGTCCCGCCACCATTTCCATAAGTTGTCCTCTGACCTGTTAAGAACCTATGCCCTACCAGTTTAATCCTATTAGTCGTAGTGTCAACAACACCAGAACTAGAAGGATTAAAAGTCTGTGTAAATGATGATATATCATCAAGTACTCTAAAATTACTACTAGATTCTAGAGTTGGGTTTAGATTGCCGATATATGGCATTGACTTCTATTATATTCTGTTTTATTATTTATCCTAAGTATTCCACAACAACATTATATACACTCAATAATTATAGCACATCATGCAACAGCATAGTAGATATGGTTCTTACCATTTATTAACTGGACAATGAAACTCACGAACTTTACACTTAACTTTTAAGAAGCATCCACAAACATCACACCTATGAAAACTTTGTGGAAGATAATGTTCACATTGCTTACACACATCAAATCTTTTTTGTGCATCTTTTTGCTCAAGAAATATCATAATCTGGGTGATTTTCCTCAATATAAGGACTATTTTGTGGTCGAATCCATGATTGTGTGGATTCATCCCATGCATATGGGATATCAGTATCAATAGGCATATCTACTGGTGCATTCCACTGCTTAGTTGAATCGTCCCATGTCCAGGAAGCATATGGTGATGATGGTTTACTACTATTGAAAGTAAAAGAATCTCTATAATCAGTACCACGATACAAACACCACATGGATATTGTGTATTCTGTAGTTGGAATTAAAAAAATGCCCGCACTACATAACGGACAAATACCATCCGATGAAATATATCTTTGCTGATCTTTAGGATAATTTTGTGCCGAAATAATTTCAGAATTTTTTGTTAATTCATATCCAAATCTAACATCTGTAATATCTACAGGATATGAATCACCAACAAACTTTATATTTAATTCACTATAACCATGTGCATTGGAAGAATCCTCCAAAATAAATTGACGTGTTTCAATATCAAACTTGATATCTATACTATTCATAATAATCTCCTATTAGACTTTATATCTTATCATAACAATTCCAGGTCCACCATTACCACCAGTGTAAGTTGGACTACCACTACCATTACTTCCAGCACCACCACCACCTCCACTATGAGCACCACCAGGTGCGCCAGGTGAATCACCGGGTGAGGTTGGTCCATTACCACCAGGATTTATTGAAGAACCACCACCTAGTGCATATCCTGGTGCACCAATTCCACCAGAACCACCACCTCCACCAAGTCCACCATCACCATGATAGTTTGCATCAAATGGTGTTGAACCAGGTGGTGTCTGGCAGTATCCATCAGCAGCACCGCCGCCCCCCCAATAATAATTATTTCCATCAAAATTATGTTGATAACCATTACCACCATTAGCACCACCGGATTGATCCGCCGGGGTTTGGCGAGCATTTATTCCACCCGACCCTGCACCTGCACCACCTCCACCTCTGCATGGACAACAGTATCCGGATCCTTGACCACCAGCATTATTATATGCATTAACTATTCTATCAAATTGACCCTTTGGTGTTGATATTGTGTTTGTTGCAGATCTGTAAGACCAATGCGAATCTCTTGGATTAGCCGGGTAATTTTCACCACCAGTGTTAGCAACATTAACGTTCAAAGTCGTATTATCAGGATGACTAAATGAATATGATTGTCCAGCTCCACCACCTGCAACTTCTATCTTATCATTTGCACCATTATATTGAAAATATGATGGCGATCCATTACTGGACGAGTGCGACCAACCTTGATCACCGGTACCACCTTGTCCAACACCAATAGTATAAGTTCCAGGAGCAATACCAGTAGGCATTCTATATACTGCAACACCACCACCGCCGCCGCCACCGCCGAGGACAGCACCTCCACCTCCACCACCAACTAAGAAAATTTCAATTCGACCATCAGTACCACCAGCACCACCATTTGGACTATTATCACCAGATGCTGTAAATGTAGCAGTATGTGGGGCACCACCAACATTTGGACTAGCAAGAAAGGTGTGTAAGTTATAATCTTGCCCATTGATATTAATCTGAGTTACTGTACCTCCAGTAAAAGTTCCAGCTTCACTAGCACCAGAACCACCTGCCAGAAAACCAAGACCTCCACCAGAACCTTCCAGTCCCAGAAGAGGTGCTTCCTTTTTAAAGAAGTTACTGAATATACTCATTGTCTACCTCCTATCAAGCGTAATTGGTCATAGCACCAAATATTTCATATGAATTTGTTGCTGATCCATCTTTAAAGATTGTAAATGTATAAACATCTCTACCAGATGAACCAGCACTAGGCGCTGAACCACCAGACCATTTTAATCCAGCAAAAGGCGCTACTCCATCAACTGTAGCAGCATTGATATAACCAGAATTATTTGGTGTGAGAATGACTGTGAAAGAAACTGATTCTCCATTAGCAAGTGTAGAGTGTACTCCAGTAAAGTTTACTGTTTGAGCACCAGACTCATTGGTTGTAAATCTATGAACGTTACCAGAACTAAGAGCAACATCATTACTTGCTGCTGCTAATGTAGTTCCTTGTTTATACTTTTCAACAAGTCCACCCTTGAAGACTCCTACTCCATCTACTTCACATTCTCCAACAACTCTTACACCAGCACTAGTAGTGAGGAATTTACCACTATTACCAAAGCTTAATACTACATCACCACCAGTGCCAAAGTGAACACACCTATAGTCATTTATACCAAGTTCAAACCACGACTGCGTTAGGTTATTACGTAAATACGCAGACCCAACTCCAGCCTGACCAACGGTGGTATCTTTTAAGAATATCGTGGGTGAAAGACCAAAAATGGATAGATTTGAAGTTGGGTTTGTGGTTCCGATACCAACATCACCATCAACTGCTAAACTATCAACCGATGTAACAGCAGTATCGATAGTTGTTGTGGTTCCGTTTACAGTCAGGTTACCAGTAACTGTTGCATCACCACTTACACCAAGATTACCAGTAACGTCAGCACCAGTAGATGTTGCTTGTACCTTTACACTGCCGCCAGCACTTAACGAAGATCCACCAATACCGGAAAGTCCAGAACCATCTCCACTAAAAGATGTTGCTGTTACAACACCTGTAACAACAACGCCATTGGGTAAAGACGGTGCTGAACCAGCAACGCGACCAGTTATTGAGTCAACACTTAATTGCGACATCTGATTATACTACCTTTTTACTTATTTATTCAGTTACGACTGCGCCACCAAAAGAATAAATCTCACTAGCAGCAGTTGTTTTATTAGTATATCTCTTTCTATCCGCATACTCAGTAGTCCAAGCGGTACCACCAGTATAATAGACAGTACGCTCGGTACCAAGAATGTTTTGCTGTTTAGCAACGTGATAGTTTGCCATCTTTACTATAACTGTTTTCAGTTATTTATTACCTTGCCATATCAAATGCACAATGTGCTCTCTGACCATCTTGAAGAACGTAATGAAAAAAGATTTGATGGTAATAATATTCTTTTGCTTTTCTCCTAAGAATAATGTCCCTCTTCCTACGTCTTGGTGTAGGCATAGGATCACGCCAGTGAGGTCTTTCACATCCTTTATATACCATACCATCACCAGGTCCAAGAATTACTGAGCGATTTTCACCTGGAGTTTTTATTATATTCTTATACTTATCTGTATATGTGTCTGGAGTTTTAATCCAAAGTGGCCAATCTTTATCCTCACCTTCTAGGTTGGTGCTGATATGAATGGAGACAGAGATTTCACAAGCGTCACGATCAGCATGAAGAGTCAGTGCTTGTCCAGGATAGTAAAATCTATCATAATAATAGGTATTATAAAGTTTGCGTCCAAGTGCTTTTTCCAATTTCATACGAACACCAGAGTGAATTTGACGATATTGAGGATGCCAGTAACGTGCTGTAGAACCTTCCACCTGACCTTCAACAGGAACATGACTATAATGTTCAGGATTTTTGTCCCAATAGTTGTACTGACCCCTTTCAAGAGGAACTGGATGATACAGTTCTTCTGGATCCCAGAGATCTTTGATTACAAGATATCCATTTTTATCAAAACTTTCATTACGAGTCCATGTAGTACCCGAATTCATTCTTTCTTGGAACTGAAGTTGTTCCATAGTCATTTCTTCCGCCATAATTTACCTCAAATTTTTTTCCAATGATTGCGAACTTTTGGATGTATATCGAGTATACTAAAACTGTCTCTAATATCAAAGGCAATAGATACCCTACAATCATTTCCAATGTATCTATCAGTCGAATGCTTTAAACAACTCGAAAAGAGTACCATATTACCAATTATATTGGGAACCTTTTTTTCACCATAATATGTAGAAGTACTAGTATCACTGTAAATAAAAAGATTTCCAGAAACTAGATTAAAGTATCGGGTACTTTCTTCATCAGAATGGAGATGGGGATTAACCATTTCGCCATTTCTCAATACATTTGCCCAACACTGGACATATATACTGGTCTCCCGACTATTAGTAAGTCTTTTATAATTTTGCTTGATAGTTTTCTTTAACTTTTTTGTTCCCCACCATTCTAAAACATTAAAATGACAGGCTCTTGAAGTTAAACTTTCGTATCCAAGACCTGTTTCTCCATCAAAATCATACTTCAAATCCCAAGTTTTTGCTGGGTATTTTTGTATGATTGATTTTTCATTCTTTAGAATTTTTTTCTTTAGATAAAGAGTATCAATATCTGTGGAAAATTCTTCAAAAAACATTACTTCCAACGAGGACCAACAGTCCAACCAACAATAGATTTTCGTAGACCACTCTTAACTTTTGTGACTCGGTGCATTGTTCGAGAATCAAACAAAATAACTGTGCCGCGCTTCCTTGGTGCAAAATATGATTTACCTGCTTCATCAAGGAGTTGAAGGTTTCCACCTTCATAGGCATCTGGATCGGAAAGTTGAAGAACAAAGGATAGTTTACGAACCATCTCAACATTTTCATTGAGGTAATCTTGTGCAATACCTTCTGAACGATTACCAAAACTTACTGGTTTGTATTGACCAGCTAGTCCAGCATCATTATGCCAACCATAAAATTGTCCCTCACCATATCGAGTATATTGCATTGACTCACCATCAATACAACGAAGGTTATAAAGGAAGTTCTCTCGATTAGCACGCTCAATATAATGCCACAAGAATCCACCAAGCCAATGTTGACTTGGAACCCATGCATTTTGAGAGTTACGCTTTTCTTTATTCAGAGAATCTCCCATAAGACGGGAATCTCCCATCTGATCATCAAACTTTTCCGTAAGATCTTTTTCAACAATCTCTACAACATCTTCAGGAAGATCGGTAAAATACCAAATAGACTGATACGCCATATACCAATAATATGTTCAAGTTTATTATATATGATTATTAAATGAAAGTCAATTACGAAATTCTTTGAATTGTTACCTCACCTGACTGATACCCAGGATATACTCCAGTATTTTGACGCGACCAATCAGTAAATCCTTCAGCAGAATCTCTACCATAGATACCACCCGCTCCAGAAGTTGCATAACATCCAGAATTCATACCACCACTAAATCCACCTCCAGCACCACTTCCACCACATCCTCTAGATCCTCCTCCTCCACCACCAAATCCACCATCATTTTGATTTACTGGTGAATTGGAATGTCCTATCGGAGAGGATCCAGCGCCGCCATGAAATGCTCTATGATAATCAGAAGGAACAGAAGATACCCCTCGATTTTGGCGTGATGGACCATCAGCCCACTGACTAGTAGGACCACCACTATTTCCAGGATAACCACCTCCAGAACTGTTTAATGGTTGGTTTCCAGCCATTGTAAAGACAGCATTCTGTGAATGATTAAATGCACCGAAATTAGGATTAGGTCCAGGAAAAGCATATGATTCTGGAATCGCCATCCAAGATACTGGATTATTCTGATTTGCATCATCTGGTGATGCAGTTCTCGACATAAATCCAGCACCACCGCCACCTTCAAAGTTTCTAGCACCCGGACCACCCCAGTCTATTTGACCAGCATAACCAGCAGCTTGTCTTCTAAAACTATTATAGTCATAAGACGGTGGACTTATTCCAGGTCCAGGAGTACTTACACTACTTCTAGTTCCAAATATATTAGTAGATCCATTTATACCCCTACCATCCGTCGCGTTAAATGGACTACCATGGGCTCCAGAACCACCTCCACCAGCACAAATAATTGATTCTAAAGTTCTAGAATTATAAGAATAATTCATACCACTTCCACCATTATCCCAATAATTACCAACATACCATACAAATGATCCTCCACCTCCACCACCACAATAGGATTGTTCGATTCCTTTCTTACCAACAACAATTAAAATAATATCTCCACCTAAAAGTGGACCTCTAGTTGTACAATAAGATCCCCTTCCTCCGTATGCCGTCCCGCCAGATGATGAATTTGGGCAATCACCACCAGCAGCTCCACGAGCTGAAAGTTCATATACACCATCTTCTGGAATAACAAGTTTTATAACTCCCCTCCAATTGACAGTATGATCATGTTCTACGGTACTAAAAAGATGCCTACCCCCATTACGAAATCCTGATCCTGAATAGTTAGGATTACCATATATTGTAGAGTCAGGACTTCCTAATGCGCCGGTGTCAATATTATCGGCGTTGAAAGTATAAGTAGTTCCAGCAGTCCAATTATACAGGGGAGGGTTTGGTCCGCCGCCGCCACCAGTAAGATATCCAGTGGTACCACCACCCATACCCATCATACCTTGAATGGGTCTTTCTTTCCTAAACCAGTTGTTAAACATATTCTTTACCCCCTATCAAGAAGTCTTGGTTTGATTACCGATAACAGTATAAGTGTTTGCAGCAGTTTTGATAATATTAAAGGTGTAAATATCAACACCCGATGATCCACCATCTGATGGTGCAGAACCACCAATCCAATTTATGTTAGTTTGATTAGTACCATCAATCTCAAGTCCGGTTACATTATATGCAGAGTTGTTTACAGAGTGAATAATGGTGACAGTGATTGCTTCACCAACATTCATAGTGTTATCCAGTGATCTAGTAGAACTATATCTAACATTAGGTCTAGCAGAAGAACCCAAGTTAGCAGTCCTAAAATGAACCATACCATCTGAAATATTAATTGATGTTGCAGAACCGAGGTCATTAGAAAGAATTTTAACTTGCTCAGAAAGCATCTTACGGGTATTTAAACCCTCTGAGGTAAATAACTGACCTCCATCAACCTGCCAGTAATTTTGAACACCAGACTGGTTCCAAGTGAATGACTTATCACCATCGGCACCACCGAAGAGTGTGAGTCCACCACCATTAGCAGTGGTGTTTGTTGGTGTAGTTACAGAACCGATACCAATATTAGCATCTTCTACACTGAGATTTGCTGTATCAATTGTTGTAGTCGTACCATTGACGGTAAGGTCACCAGTAATCGTAGCATTATTACTTACAGTTAAATCTGCAATAGTTCCTGTAATATCAGCAAATGATGTAGAACCAGAAACATTCAGAGTACTACAAGTAATAATACCAGTAGTATTAAGATTTGCTCCACCAGTAAGATTAAGTCCACCACTAGCAGTAATATCACCAGTGATGTTAGCACCACTACCAAATTCTGCTGGACCAGTAAATATGGAACTTCCGCTGTTGGTAAAGGTACCACCGTTTGTTATATTACCAGCACTAGTAACGGAAACAATACCCGTCACAGCAAGTGTGTTTGCTTCAGGAACAGTAACTACCGTACCCGTTCTCGATTTAATATTATCGACTCTTAATGTAGACATTCGTTTTCGTCGTGACGGTTTTTGCTAGAAATTATTTATAATATCATTAGAGCGCCATCATCAATATCAACAGTTACATTAGGTTCAACATCATAAGTTAACTCATCCTGTAACTCTACGGGCATTTTACCATACCCAACAAAAGCACTCTCTAAACTCATAGGAAGATTGAAACTTGTGCGAATATTATCATCAAAGTCAGTCTTCCTGTATATATTTGTCTGTTGTGCAGGATTTCCAAAAAAGTCAATATCAAATTCATCCTTATCTTTGATGAGTAGTAAGCACTCATCATCAATACTAACAGTTACTCCAGGTTCAATATCAACAGTAACATCCTGATGTGTAAATACTTCTCCAAACTTTTGAGGTGCTGATATAGTAGCATCAGTAGTAAATCTTGCACTGTGCAAGAATAAAATTTTATTGAGAGTATCTACATCATAATCAATACCACCACTTCCACTACCACCGCCACCAGCGATAGAAATATCAACTCTACTACCATCAACTAAAAATGTATTTCCAGCACCAACAAAATTAATGGTTTCAATTATACCATCATGTACTGTTTGACCGGCAGAGTGAATACCAATACCCTTAATACCAGAACTAGCAACAATAGTATTTGCTTGGATATCTCCAAATCCAAGATCTAAATCACTCTGTATAACACCTTGTCCAACTTTAGTTAATCCCATCAGAATAATCCTAATGCATTAGTACGGATAGTTGTTCCAGAACAAATAGTAACTGTAGAACCTGTAGAGATTGTTATATTCTTTTCTTTAGCAATTACCATATTTCCTTCAGAAGCACTTGCACATATATTCAAAACATCACAACCACTACCACCTAAGGTAAGAGTCATGTTGTTTACGTAAAGACTCTCCAACCCACAGTCACTTCCTATAGCAGATCCGATACCAGTAGCACTACTACCACCACCGCCAGCACCAGAACCAGAAATACTTACATCAACTTGATCATTATGTACGGCAAAAGTGTTTCCAGCACCAATGAAATTAATAGTTTTGATTAATCCACTGTGAACATTAGATCCACCAGAGTGAATACCAATACTTCCAGTAAGTCCTTCTAGCGCCATTATGTTCAGGAAGTCTTTTTACTATTTATCAAGCAGGTGTTGTTCCCAAATTACCAGAATTATCTACAGTTAAACGATATCGTGTCCCATTTGGAGACGTTAAGATAAGACCACCATTACCAAGTTCAAGTCTATCACCAACTTGAAGTTCTTGGAATTGCTTAGCAGTTGAATTATATGTTAATGGATACTTATCAGCCATTCTATCAAACTGTTTTTAGATATTTATGCCTTATTAAAAGATATGAAACCTTTTGTTCCATCTCTCAAAAGAATACCAAGGTTCTCACCATTCAAAGGAAGTAAAGCATGAGTAGTTCTAGTTGCTATAGTCAAACTAGTTAATGCTGCAGTATTCATTGTCGTACCTAAAACAATACAATAGAATTTAGATCCTGCACTAGGAGCAGAAGCAAAGGTCAACAAATTTTCTTCAACAATAAAAGACCTAACTGGTTCCTGAATAATACCATTCAATGATACAAGTAAAGTGTATGCATTTGAAGAAAAGAATGGTTCATTAGAAACCGAAAGATTAAAAGATACCCTATTACCATCAAACTGGTCTGAAATATCATCCAGTTTGATATAGGGTCCTGTTGTTTGGGGTCTTCCTATGTATGGCACTGACTTATATTATATTCTATTTTATTATTTATCCTATATTATCCAACAAATGTAATTGTCAAATAACCACCTATCGGATTCAGACGAGTATATCCTGAATTACCATCTTTATCTAAGGCATCAGGTTCTCTCCACCCATTTCCTTGTGCATTGATTAAATTGCTACGATAAGTTGATCCTCCGGAACTACTATATCCGTTACCACCTCCTCCTGCACCACCATTATATCCTCCACCAGGTCCCCCAGCATGGTTTCCCCCACCACCTGCACAACCAAATCCAGAGTCATGACCACCACTTACACCATCAGCATAATATCCTTCTCCTCCCTGAGCACCCTGAAGCCATCCCTGACACACTGTCGCATTAGAACTATAAGTGAAATTAGTTCCTGCAGTATATAAACCTCCTGCTGGAGCAGCAGCACCAGATCCACCACTATACCCATTTCCATTTCCACCATTTCCACCAGTCCCACAATCTCCCCTGGAGGAACCACCCGAAGGTTGATTTGCAGATACAAATGGCGATGCATCACGAATAGAAAGATCATTACTCGTAACATTATATGATCCACCAGCACCACCGCCAGCGATTAAAATAATATTAGAATCAACCGAAGAAGTATCACAAAATGCCTGCTTCACAACAAAAGTACCTCCTCCACCACCACCATTGTATGAGTGGGCTTCGCCTGTCCTACCTATAGTGAATTGTATTTCGTCACCCATTTCAAAATCCATCTCACCTTGAGCTATAGCTCCTCTACCACCTCTTCTAGCGAGTCCTGTATCATATGAGGGAGAAGTTCCAGGTGCTCCTGCTGCTTCAAAAAAATAGCGACCAGTATACGGTAATGTTAATCGATGATATCCTTGATGCAAACCTTGCACAAGTCTTCCACTAGTTAAAAAAGGTTCTCCAGCATATCTACTTTGAAGAGTACTAAAAGTAGGACCATCTCTTCCTGCTACTGTTTCCTCAAAAGTGTATGTAGTGAATTCATATAAACCAGCAGCAGAACCAGCATTACCAAATCCACCAGCGCCACCAGTAGTACTAGTCCCAGACATAAATGGTGCCATTTTTACGGTAGGATATAGTATCATAATTTACCTCCTATTAAGCAGTTTTAGTTTGATTACCGAATACGGTAAAAGCAGAATCTGCCGTTTTCACAACAGTAAACACATACATATCTTTTGCACTACCATCAGATGGAGCAGATCCTCCTGCCCAATTAACTGTTTGCGAAGAACCGTCAATAGTCAACCCATTAATGTATGATCCAGCAGCACCAGTACACATAATAGTCATTGTAACAACATCATTGATAGCCATCCAAGCATTTACACTCGATCCACCATATACCAATTGTGCCGCTGCAGATACAGCACCTGGAGCACTAGAATTTCTGAAATGTACTAATCCATCAGCAATATCAAATTGAAGTGATGCACCAATTGAAGTGGTTATAACATTTGCCTTTTCTTTTGTGATTCCAGAAAGATATACGGATCCAGAAGTAACTTCAAGACCAGTTCTAGCAGTTACAAGACCAACAGAATCAATATTGGTTACATCTTCATAAGTTAAAGTTCCTGCAATACTTACATTACCTGTAGCATTAAGGTTAGTTACGGTAAGACTTGGAGCACCAGTAAGTCCAACTGCATTAACATTGGTTAAAGCGGAACCATCAACTGCGGGAAGAGATGCTGGAAATCTAGCATCAGGAACTGTTCCAGAATCTAAATTTGAAGCATTGACACTAGAAGGAGAAACATTTGTTAATCCAGCACCATCTCCATGAAAACTAGTAGCAGTTACAGCACCACTAACATTAGCATTCAATGTTGTAGCAGTAACGACACCCGTTACAGTAATTCCGTGAGGAAAGTCTACCGCACCCAATCCACTTTTACTAGCAATTGAATTTACATTAATTCTGGACATCGCCTTCTGACTACCTTTTTACTTATTTATGAATTATTTACACGCCTATCACTGAGGACTCCATATATATCTGGAATGACCGTTTTGTTATCCTCAACAGTTAAAGTCACACTATCATCTATCGTTAAGATGGAATGTTCTAAGACTATATTTGATGGAACAGTATCAGCATTACTATCGTCCAACACCATTGATTGCGTCAATGTAACTGACGAAAGAATCAGTTTAGTACTATCAATAGCATCCATAATTAGTTATTAATGTACGTATCAGACAATACGTTATAAAGATCTGGTACGACAGTTTTGTTATCTTCAATGGTAACTGTAACACTATCATCTACAGTAATTGTAGACTCATTTGTTATAACATTAGAAGGTACAGTATCAGCATTAGAATCATCTAATGTTATATTCTGTGTAATATGAACAGAACTTAAAATAAATGGTGAGTTTGTGTTATCTGGATATTTAATTACAGTTCCAGCAGATTGACCACTACCACCAGAAGAACCTGCTAATGTATCACCCTCAGGAAGTTCCTGAATCTGGTTAGCAATAGGATTATAAATTAGAGGAAATCTTTCCGCCATATCAGGTCATCTCCAAAATAGTTAGTGCAATATCAAGACTACTAGCAGTATCACTATTTACAGTTAATGTATCAGTAGTCTCTAAAACAACTTTGTTTCCTTGCATAAATTCAAGAGTTGATCCTTGAGGAATAGGAACATTCTTCAAAATTTTAATATCATCCGAAGACGCTCTAGTAATTCCAACACCAACATTAATTCCACTACCAGATGTATTACATAAGGTAATACCAATGATGGTTGTTGTCGTTGCACTAGGAACAACATAAACGTTTTCGGTCGATACGCCTACAGATGCCTTAGTTTTTAGCTTAAAATTATTCGCCATGTTTTATTGACCTAGTGCGTCCATATCGATATCTCCAAGTATTTATATTATTACCCAAAAGCGATAGCAAGACGAACAACATCATCACCTGCAGAACCTCCACTTGCAGATGCTGCAGCAATAGAGGTCATATCAACAACAACGGTAGTTCCATATCCTGTTATTGTAATTCCACTACCAACAAAATTCAAGTCAGTAAATCCAAGACCAACTCTATTAGTAATAGTACCAGAAGCAGGATCTACATCAGTAGATCCAACACCAATTCCAGATTGTGGATTAAAAAGTACTCCGTTCTTATAAAGATTCTGGCTAAAATTAATATCACCACGAACATCAAGTTGATAGTCTGGTGATGTTGTACCAATACCAACACTAGAACCAATACCAAGACTCTGATTAGAGTCATTGATATCGACTATAGAACCTAATTGAGATAGTTCTCTATTGTTAGCCATTACAGGTTTTTAGTTATTTATCAATTATCATCAGGTCTAACTGAATCTGCTTCAGGAGGTGTCTGATCGATCAGTACCCATCCCCGAGTGTTATCACTTTGATATACTGATTCATCCCAAATATAGATTCCTC